ACTACCAAGTAGAGAAAGGAGATCTGTTGTATATTCCAAAAGGAAACAAGCATAAGGCTATTTCCGTCACTCCCCGCATTATTGCTTCAATCGGTTTTTATGGATAGGCATATTTTATTTACTCAAAAATGCTGGTCTTTTATACTTCCCCATCACGAAGAATATAAACGATTAATAAATCAAATTCTTCTTGTCGATAAAAACGATCCTAATTTTCGTCTCTATGGTCCCCAGTTTCAATATGAAAAAGATCATTTTATAGAAACAAATGAACAAACCAATGTTTACGCCTGGAGAAGTGATTGGCATTCTGACACTCATTTTCCTATCTTGCGTAATTTATGCGATGAAGTGAAACCTTTTATTACTAAAATTATTGAAGAAGAAAAAATCAGGAATACTTCTGCAATAGAAGTGAATGCGTGCTGGATAAACAAATTTAAAAAAAATGATTTTGCGGTGCCTCATCAGCATGAACCAGGCGTATGTCAATCCCACAAGGAAGCTCTACATTTAGAGTGCATAATCCTATGAACATTACATACAACAGTCAATTAAAGGAAAACTATGCCGTTCTTGACATAAATGCCGTAGAAGGATCCGTACTGATTATGTCCGGAAACTTGAGACATTCTGTTACCCCTAACCTGAGTGAAGAAACAAGGACAACGGTTGCTATGAATTTTAGAATATTTGAGAAATTTCCTCACAAAGCAGAGGAAAAATAAAATGGTATTCTCTAAAAAAATAAAATTTATTGCTACCCAACAAGAGATGATTAAGGTATGGCCTCATCCTAAACCAGCTAATCATTTTATGCCTCCAGAGTATAAAAATTTGAAACGACATCTTGAAAAAGATTTACACAAAGCTACTGTTAAAACATGCATACCTTTTCTTGACGCGCTGACTTTTGGTTATATTATTCCTTTTGACCAAGATTATGTAATAGATGCTGTAGAAAACGATTTCAGTCTAGTTCCCGCTAACAGAGAAGAACAGGACATTGATTATCATAACAAAATTCAATTACCTGTTGAATGGCATCCCACCACAGGAGAAAACGCAGGTAAATTTATAAATAAATGGCTTATTAAAACTCCTCCAGGATACAGTTGTCTTTTTACGCAACCCCTTAATAGATTTGGGGAGCAGCGTTTTAAACTTATCGACGGAGTAGTAGACACTGATACCTACATCAATGTTATTAATTTTCCATTTATTGTTCTTAGAAAAGATAAACAATTTTTAATTAAGAAAGGAGATCCTATGGTACAGGTAATTCCCTTCAAAAGAGAAGAATGGAAAATGTGGTCTGGCTTTGTTTTTGAAAAACTTCACCGAGCTACTTTAAATTTACTGCAAAGTGAATGGATGGATAAATATAAAAAAATGTTCTGGAATAAAAAAAGTTTTAAATGATACGTATTCAAGATTATATAAAATGCTACGACGATATAATGGATCCTAAAGTATGTAGAAAAATAATTAAAGAGGATAAGACTGACTTTGATCGTGCCACTGTAAAAGGAGAAATAGTAAATGACTATCGAAAATGCTATTTTAAAAAAGTAGAAAAAAAATTTGAGTCTGACATTTACCCTGGCATCGGTAAAATTTTAAAACTTTATGAAAAAGACTTTAAATATTTTATGACAGGATTAACTTGCGAAGACACTGGCTACGAACATTTATTATATAAAGGATCAGAAAAAGGAGAATATAAAGAACACATAGATCATTTTGATTTACACCCCCGTGTACTTAGTTGCTCTATTATCTTAAATGAAAACTATGATGGAGGAGATTTTTCTTTTTTTGAGGGAGAGCATATTGTTCCCAAAAAAACAGGAAGCGCTGTAGTGTTTCCGAGCAATTTTTGTTTTCCACATGCCGTAACACCTGTTGCCAATGGAGATCGTCACGCTATTATTACGTGGATCCATTAATGAGCTGTGTGGGAATTAATATATCACACCACGGTTCAGTTTGTTTAAAGGAAAAGAATAGCATAAAATATTATGAAGAAGATAGATTTAATAAAGATAAATATTTTGAACCTACTAAAGATAATTTTGATTATAAATGCTTAAATAAAATTAACCTAAAAAATAAAGATTTTATTTTTTCATCATATGGAACAACAGATGATTCTGAAAAAATCATTATTGATAAATTAAAAAACAAGTATGAAATAAAAAATATTTTCTATGATTATTACTCTCATCATCTCTATCACGTTATTTGTGGCTTTTATTTTTCCAACGTACTAGAAGCTTTGTGCATTGTGATTGATGGTGGTGGCGCAAGACATCCTAATCAAATATATACTTATCAGGAAATGGATAGCATTTACTATATAACTAAAGATTCTATCCAGCCTTTATATAAACATTACAGCAATATTCGTTACAACTTAAATGATTTTAATTATACATGGAATACTTTTAATGATTCTAATAAAAATGAAGTTATTATACAGGATAAAGGAACGGAATATGCTTTTACCCAAAGAGCTAACCCAGCGTATCTCTTTAATATAATTTCCAATAAGATAGGATTCCGTAACCAAGGGCATGACGCAGGGAAAGTAATGGGGCTCGCTGCGTACGGTAAAAATACAGGAAATACGAACGAAGACTTAGCATATCAATTGCAATTGAAAACAGAGAAATACACAAGCCAATTAATAAAAAAATCTCTTTCCTATATCAATACAAACAATATCATTATTTCAGGAGGATATGCTTTAAATTGTTCAAATAACTATAAATATACCAAGAAATTTAAAAATATTAATTTTTTCATAGATCCTGTTGCACATGATGGTGGAACAGCTATTGGAGCAGCGGTGTGGTATGATAATTATAGATAAATATGATGCAGTAGAGGCGCTTCTACAGCAGGAAATAGTGGCTATCTTTCAAGGTTCATCAGAATATGGACCACGGGCTTTGGGGAACAGGTCTTTTCTTTTTGATCCCAGGAACAAAAAAGGGAAAGACATTGTGAATAAGGTCAAGAAACGAGAATGGTTTCGACCTTTTGCAGGAACAATTCTACTGGAATTTGCTCGTGAATGGTTTGAAATGGGAACAATTCAGGAGTCTTCTTGGATGTCTTTTGCTATTCCTATAAAAAAAGATAAGAAAGATTTAATTCCTTC